AAACGTTCTAAAAAGAAACGTTTAGTGAGATCTTGTTTAAGATCTATGAACCATGATGGTTCTTCACCCGCCTGCGAAAGCGGGAATGTGGACGAATTTTCGTCGTCCCGGGTTGAAGCCAATGTGACCTCATATATACCCCCACCTGGTGGGCCTTTAGCCTCCTGGGTGGACAAGGTATATAAGCCTTTCTTCCGGTCTTTCTTTAGAAAGAAATCCCGGAGGTCGGGTTTCCGCAGTTCTTTGGATCTGCGCGGCCATCGTCTTGCCATGATGGTATCCGCTGATCCAAATAACGCGTTTTCTTCTATGAAGAAAGGTTTCACCAATCTACGTGCATATGGCTTAGGTCATATACCTAACGTAGATTGGTCAATCTCTGGACTGTGCGTTCCTAGATATCTACATAAATATTTATCTAGGGATGCAGCTCTCCAGATTAGTTTTCTCTCTCGCGCATTGCCTGCGAAGCAGTTGAGTCGCAACGCAATGGAACGAGTAGTGGAAAACTATGTTTCAACGTTGACTGAGCCGGTTGATGAACCTCGTCATCCGACCCACCATCGTCGCCTCTTTGACTCCATAAGTTCCGTTTGTCGGATTATGCGTCAGGGAGGCTATACCGTTCCGACGAAATTCTCGATTCCACATGAATCGGCGAATTCCGCCTTTACGGTTAAGCAGGGAGGTAATCGAGCGAATATCGCATCAGATCTTTATGGTCTGGTGCCTTTACCGCCTAAAGACCTCCTCACCGTCCCGTTTCCATTGATTGGGCGTATGGTAAAACGTATCTTTACTGCTCCGAAAGGAGCGAAAGGTCCGAATTACGTACGCACCTCATTCAACCATTATAAAGAAATGGCTGATGATATCAATGCGAAACTGGGCTGTGATCCTTGCGACTATTGCCGTCGTCTTGAACCGCACCCGAATCATGGTAGTGATACATGGCGTAACATTACCTTTATCGGGAATACGGATCTAGACAACTTTGGCCGCAAGAATCCTTTTGCTTCAATTCCCGTACCCATTATGGAGTACGGATGGAAGCTAAGGTGGGTCTCGAAATCATCTCCCGAAGTCGTTGCAAAGAACAACTTCTTGCGCGAGATGGTTTTCCCGAGACTCGTCCTTTTGCCCGAATGCCGAAAGACCCTCCGTCGTGAGATTTCTTCTCAAGAATTCTACTTCGGTCGGTATCGGCCTCGCGCTAAATGGTATAGCATTGACTTTTCCACTGCGACCGACTCGCTCTACCTGCCGGTGCTGCGTCATGCAGCCCAGCAGTTAGGCGTTCTCGGCCAGTGGAAAGCAATGCCGTTCCATTCGACCATTAATGGTCAACAGATGACGCGTGGATCCTTGATGGGTCTAGGACTTTCCTGGACCCTTCTTTCAGTTATCCACGCGGCCATATGTAGAGTTGTTAATCGTTCGTCTTCTGGATATAGCAGGCAATATGCTTCCTATATCAAAGGCGACGATAACGTCTCTTACTGGACTTCATCCCAGTACTCCTTATATTGCTCGCTCGTGGACACTGTAGGGTTAAAGCTTAACAGCTCTAAATCCTTTGTGTCCACGGATCGAGCGATATTCGGAGAGGTAATTCTGGTACCTGTGAACCGAAACGGTTTCATGTACCTCATACCTGAAACGAAGTTCTACTCGTTACGCTTTCTTACGAAAGTTTCACGGGTGTTCTCTCCGTCGTCCTATAGACAGGTTCCAAGTAATTGGATCCTCTCCATAGGCGATAACCTGAATAGGATACGGCGGTCAGGAAGGCAGGCGTTTCTCAACAAATGCTTCCCTGGCCTCGCGTCCTATCTACGGAATCATCCGAAGTATGATCCAAGGCTTCCCCTTCAATTGGGGGGCCTTGGTTTGGACATTGGCCGATCTGAGGAGTTAGCTCCCAGATGGGCTAGGGTCCAATGCACTCGTTGGCATAATGAACATCGGTTTCCGCGTAGCTTGTTTTCGTTACAGGCTACGTCTGAAACTGATAAGTTTTGTGCCAAGATGCTAAGCAGGTTTGAGACGATTCTTGACTGGTATTATCCAGGCTCGACCGACCAAGACCTTCTTAGTAAGGAGGAGTATGAACAGTGTGTCACAGAAATTATTTCTGATGCAACATACCTTCATCTCTCGTCTGTCAAATTTACTCCAAATAAGTCCCGTGGGATTCATTGGAGAAAAGTTATCGACAGGCTCCGTCTACGCCAGAAGTTACTTTTGAATACCGAAGGTTTCGCCTTGGATTTCTCCTATGGCGAGATCCTCGATTATTCAAAGAAAATACTTCCGACGATGGATTCAGTCACAAAGAGTTGGCTTGGTCATGGTTTCTATGACGAGCACAGCCCCGATGATGACTGGGTCATTGTACCGTCCCCACGAAAACGTCACCGTAAACGTAGGGATAGTATAACTTTTGATCCAGACGCTCGTGATCACTTATGTGATTCTCCTGAGCCTCTGGACACACTAACCCCAAAGCAGGAAGATTTTCCTCTTTTGGATCTTAGTGATCTAGAATCGGACTACCGGGATCTTCTTTTCGAAGAGTTCTCTGATATCTCCAATCCTAGAGTTCTTGAAGCAGTAAACCGCTTCAAGGAATCTCGCAATTCCCTCTTTCACGAAGTGTTGAAGCCGTCCGGTGGCCCTTGGGCCATCGAAGAAGTGCATTCAATACTCGTGAAGGAAGATCCTTTCTCTCGGTGGAAACTTATTGTTGACACCTTGAAATTGGATTTATCAACGCTTCAAACGATCTATTTTGAACCTGTGACACCATTGTCACCAAGGTTCCCCGTCGGGGGGGTTGTCCCCACCGTTTCGGTTAGACCGTCTGGCCGCGTTGTAATTGCATCAGACGATATCGAGGAACCAATTGAAGAGGAAAGAGTTTTCCTTGACCAATCGGAATTCTTCGATATCGACCGACTGTTCGGTGATTCGATATCTTCATATGTCGATTCATACAACGAACGTGTTGGTAACGATCCAACCCCTGACATTCGACGAACTCAAATCATCGAGCTTAAGGGGCTAATTGATCGTCTGGAAGCTGTGAACTTCACAATTAATTGGGAAGATCTCAGCACCCAGAAACATATCTTCGATCCTCTCCTGGATGCAACCAAATCTTACGATAGGTTCTCCTGGAAGGATTGAAGACTGTTTATTTGCCATTATGTGCCTCGACCGGAAGGGGATAGCTTAGGATGCTCGAACGCAGTTGCGTTGCGACGTCCTAACAATTACTCTCCCTCTTGGCCCATATTGCACTTGCGGAAAATCTCCGCTTCCTGCCGTAAAGGGATGCTAACGGTCGCTCATTTCGAGCAATTGGCCGCGCCGCCCTAAAACGGACATACGGAAGCTTTGGAGCATCCTATGCATGGACGAAAAGAGAGTAGCCCTTGTTAAGATGTAACAAAGCACTTGCGCTTGATGCAGCGTAAGTATAACCTTCCTTTCGAGGCAGTTTATACTCTGTCAGGAGTAGTGCTTACGTGCTACTTCGACAAGACTCGACAACGTCGG